GCCCCTATCATGCACAGACTTGATGTATCAATTCATTATTTCTTTGTACCGAATCGGATTTTATGGGAAAATTGGGAAAAATGGATTGTAAACGAAAAAATTGCAGGATCACAAATTCAACATCCATATTATACTATTGAAAAAGATGGATCAAACTACTCACCATTGATGGATTACATGGGTATCCCAAATCCACTATTAAACACAGGCGGAACACCACAAAATGAAACAGTAAATCCTTTACCTTTTGCAGCTTATCAAAAAATTTATAACGATTATTATCGCGATCAAAACTTAATTGCTGAAGGTACCGCGTTGTTAAACGACGGAGATTGTTCAGGATTAAACATTACACAATTACGAACTAGAGCATGGGAACATGATTATTTCACTAGTTCTCTCCCATGGGCACAGAAAGGTGACGCAGTATTGATTCCGGCAAATTTTGACGATGTTCAAGTATTAAGGAATAATTCAGGCGGTGCAGCATCAAACACACTTCAAGCCGCAGCTGGATCAACAAACCAAGTAATTACAAACGAAGGAACTACAGGACCTAATATTTCTGCAAACGAACTATATGCCGATACTTCAACAATGTCTATGAATACAGACATTAACGAACTTCGCAGAGCATTACGTTTACAAGAATGGCTAGAAAAGAACGCACGTGGCGGTACAAGGTATATTGAGAACATTTTATCTCACTTCGGAGTAAAATCATCTGACAAACGTTTACAACGTCCCGAATATATTACAGGAGTCAAAAGTCCCGTGGTTATCAGCGAAGTATTAAACACAACAGGAACAACAGGACAACTTCCACAAGGTAACATGGCTGGACATGGAGTATCAGTTGCCACAGGAAAATTTGGATCTTACTATTGCGAAGAACACGGTTATATTATTGGTATTATGTCAGTTATGCCCAAGACTGCATATCAACAAGGAATACCTAAACATTTTCTAAAAGTCAACGATCCATTCGAATATTTTTGGCCGTCTTTTGCACACATTGGAGAACAGGCAGTAGCAAATCGAGAAGTATATGCATTTGATGTAGATGGATCAGAAACATTTGGATATGTACCACGATATGCTGAATACCGATTCATTCCAAACACAGTAGCTGGACAATTTAGAGATCAGTTAGATTTTTGGCATATGGGTCGAATATTCGCAGCACCACCAGCCTTAAATTCAACATTCGTTTCATGTGATCCAACAAATCGTGTATTTGCTATTACAGACGCAGAAGAACAAAAATTATATGTTCAAGTTGTCAACAAAGTAATGGCTATACGACCTATTCCTAAATTCGGTACACCTATGCTATAAAAATGGGAAGGTGTATAACACCGTATGATGTAAAAAAAGAAGGCGGAAAAACATTTAAAGTACCTTGTTCACGATGTCCCGAGTGTAAAAAACGGAGGGTTTCGGGTTGGTCATTCAGACTGATACAAGAATACAAAATTTGTGAAACCGCCTTCTTTATAACATTAACATACGACACAAAACATGTAGAAATTACTAATAAAGGATTTTTAAACTTAAACAAAAAACATGTACAAAAATTCTTCAAAAGACTACGAAAAGCCCAATTTGGTAACAAGAAAGGCAATATCCGTTATTACGTGGCTGGAGAATATGGAAGCAAAACATTTCGTCCACATTACCACATTATACTTTACAATGCGGACATTAATCTCATTTCTCCAGCATGGAATTTAGGCACTGTTCATTTCGGAACAGTTAACGAGGCAAGTGTAGGATATACATTAAAGTATATAAATAAAGCGACAAAAATTCCATTACACAAAAATGACGACAGGCAAAAAGAATTTTCATTAATGAGCAAAGGACTAGGAAAAAATTATTTAACCCCAAAAATGATAAAATGGCACAAATCAATATTACATGAGAGAGTATATTGTAACATACCCGACAACAAAAAAATAGCTATGCCCCGCTATTACAAGGACAAAATATATAATGAAATCGAAAAACAAATCATTGGAAAATACTATGAAGAAAATCCGCAAGATGATTTTGCTTCGTCATTGGAACAATACTGGAATGATCCACAAGCATATCAAAGCAGAGTTGATTTCATATATAACAAACAAAAATTTAAACAAAACAATCAAAAAGAAAAACTATGATCAAGAATCAATTAAATGCCAAAACGTTCAAAAAAATTTACGAGCAAAACAGCTTACCCTCTATGACAATCCCTGACCAAAGCATGACAGTTAGGGAAATTATGGACAGATTCACACGAGGACTACCATTAAATGCTGGAAAAGTACCAATATATGAAGGAGAAGAATACACACCAGATATCACAAAAATGGACCTAGCAGATAAACATGATTGGATAGAAAACGTATTTCAGAGAGCTAATGAAATACAACAACAAACACCTGATAATCAGGTAGAAGAACAAAATAGCACTAATAATCCTTGATATATTAGTGCTAATTGACACCAAGGGCAACGGGAGGCATGACAACGGCAGCGAGCGGAGCGCAGTTTACGAAGCGAAGCGTAGCAAGTGTAATGCCGACCGGAGCCCAAAAAAAAAAAATTGGAAAATAAAAAACCCTATTTATATTTACAATGACTATGACTATAATCAGTAAGAATAAACACTTACTTATCATACTGTAAATTATAGGAAAAATAAACTGATTAAAATCATGTTTACAAGCATCACACCAAGACTATTCAGAGAACCAATAAGCGCCGGAACGGCCGCTCTAATTACAGCCGGTGCACAGTTAACAGGTACAGGACTATCCGCCATATCACAGGGATCAATGAACAGAAAAACCCGGAAATGGAATGAAAAAATGTACGAAAAACAACGAGCCAATTCCCTGGCTGATTGGAATCTACAAAATGAATATAATAGCCCCAGGGCACAGATAGAAAGAATGAGGGCAGCTGGATTAAATCCAGCACTTATGTATAAAAACATGCCAGACAACACCGCTACACCGGTAAAAACACCTGACATGCAAAGCTGGAATCCAAAAGCAGCAAATTATGACAATCTAGGAAATATAGCTAGCAATTCACTATCTACATATATGGATATGCAAATGAAAAAAGCTACCCTAGACAATCTTACAGAACAAAATACAATACTAAAACAGGATCAGTTATTAAAACAAGCTCAAACAACACAAGTAATTGCTAACACAGAATCTATAAAACAGAACACTTTAGGCGCACAATTTGACCTAAAAATGAAAAATGCTTTACAAACCAATCAACTACAAGTAGCAGAACAAAACCTACGTGCAATTACAAAACAAACAGACGTACTTCTTAACAGAAACGAACGCGAAGCATTACAAAATGTTCAATCATTACGAGAAGGCGCACAACGTATATTAAATATGCGAGAACAAAATGCCAATTCAAAACAACAAAGAGAATTTATAAAAGAGCAGATTCACAATTTATGGAAAGACAGAGAATTGAAGCAGTTGGATATTGATTTGAAAAAAACAGGCGTCCAACCTTCAGACGAACTTTGGCAAAGAATACTTGGCAGAGTATTAGGGTCTAACACAGGAGAAGGAGTATCACCATCAGACTTTTTTAAACTTCCACCACTTCGATTTTATTAATAATTAAAAACCAAACAAATGTACAAACGTCGCCGCCGGGCTTACGGACGCAAAAGATCTTCCCGAGTAAAACGCACATACTATGTTAGTCGAGGAGGTATTCGACTATGAGTAAGCGAATAAAACTAAACGAAGAAGAGTATTTTAAAACTATTACTGCTATACTAATGGATTTTTGCGTATTCATGCAAGAAACACAAGGAATTAAAGCAGATATAGACAATATAAAAGCTTTTCAAAAATGGGTAATAACTAAACAACAAAAACTAAAAAACAATGGCAAAGAACATATTCAATTCAGTACAACTGCTTAAACCAAAAAGCAACGTATTCGATCTCACACATGATGTTAAACTATCTATGGACATGGGAAAACTCACTCCCATTATGACCATGGAATGTATTCCCGGAGACAAAGTAAAACTATCAGGAGATGCATTAATCAGATTTTCCCCACTTGTAGCCCCTATCATGCACAGACTTGATGTATCAATTCATTATTTCTTTGTACCGAATCGGATTTTATGGGAAAATTGGGAAAAATGGATTGTAAACGAAAAAATTGCAGGATCACCAATTCAACATCCATATTATACTATTGAAAAAGATGGATCAAACTACTCACCATTGATGGATTACATGGGTATCCCAAATCCACTATTAAACACAGGCGGAACACCACAAAATGAAACAGTAAATCCT